ACAGTGCTCACGAAATGGCCGTAAAGATAATTAAATGGGTTGATCATATGGCTATGATGATAATTGGTCAGGTTTTTAGTGGTCGATATTCCACTAGTTGGTGCGATTCTGTTTACGTCCAAATCATGATTAAAGTTTGTCTTATCATGTGTCATGAGCACCTCAAAAGCGTAAATCCTGTTATTGCTGATCTTTTTCATAAGTCCTTTATCCCTTCCATGCAGTATGGTGATGACACTTTCATTGGCCTTGAACGTCGTTTCTTTGATCATCTCTGCGGTAACCGTACCACCCAGTGTCCTCTTGGCGATTTTCAGCGCAATCTTGAAAATTGCTGCGGTCTTGTCATGAAACCTGATCAGACTGGTGTCTTTGAATCCCTCTTTACTGAAGTCCAACTTGTTCGTGCTCAGTCTAAGAGTGGTGTAGTCGGATTTGCTCTGCGTTATAATATTTTGAAAGAAGGCCCTGTCTTTCTTCGTCGTCAGTTTGTTAAGATGACCATAGCCGGTAAAGAGCACATCCTTCCTTGGAGACGTGAGAGTGATTATTACAAGCGCCTCGCTGTCAGCACCACTAGTACGTATCTTGAACCTCAGAAATATCTCTCTAAGTATGTCGGGTTAATGGTGGATAGCATGGGAACTAATCTTGTTGCCTATGAGATCTGCAAAGAGATGTACATGTTCTCCGCCAATAGAGACACAGTCATGAACCCCCTTGTCCAGTCTACCAAGAGCGGCTCTGAGTCTCGTCCTACTTTTGAAGAACTGAAGGTTCTTTTCCAACAAAATCCTGATTCTGATCTGGATGGTGACGAAGATCAGCTTCAAAAGAGCCTTGCCAAGACCGGTTTGACTCTTGACCATATACCTATGGCCATGAATCGGTCCAAACTTTTGAAAATGTTCTTGTGGGACGAGAAATGGAGAAATGCCTGGGCCATTAAGTACAACTTGCCTCTTTATGATGATTATGGAAATGAAATTAGCCCTCGGTGGTGTGATGTTGAAATAGATCCTGGTGACTTTCTTACCTGGACCAATCAAGTTGATTATGCAGAAGAAACTTCTGTTACAGACCTGTTTTCCGAATGGATCGCAAATCGGGACCCTAATGCTCGTTGGGCCGATATGCTAGACGATTAATGCCTTATTATT